GTAATTCCTCCAAAAGGCTATAATTAATTTCAATCATATACTAATATATATATTAAACACTACAATTGATAGCTCTTCCCGGAGGCGTTTATACTACAGCTAAACCTTATAACTACTCTAACAATCAAATGTCTAAATATAAAATTTCTACTAATTAATATATAGTCTGTAACAACCTACTCTATCTGTTATTACAGCAAGAATTCATTCTGATAGAGAGTGTCCTATTCCGAATAATAGCGAGGGGTTACCACCTAGTGTCGAATTAGGATTCATTCTCATTAAGCAACAGAGTCTTCTACATAAGGATCATCAAGAGTAGCAAGTAAACTATGATCCTCAGGAGTAAAATCATTTGAAATGTGCTGAGTACCAGCACTTAAATTAAGAGAGTCAAACTGTTCTGGTAATTGTTTAACACCTCTTTTACGCTGAGGTTTAGAACTCAACGAATCAGAATCAGTGTTCTGATTAGAATTAACGTAAGCATTTAAATTCTCTTCAAGAACTTTCATAATTGTCTCAAAGCCTGGTAAAGTACTATCAAACCTAATAGAACCAGAATAATGAAGTTCAAAAACATCTTTAACAGGTGAGTCAGCCTCGGAATCTCTTTTAACCAAGTCTAATTTAGAACCAAAGAAAAAAGCACCTGGTGTAGGAGCTAATTCTGCAAGAATAGGAAACTGAGGATCATTAGTACCAAGCTTTAACATTTCAGCATTACCAAAATTTTGAGAAGGTCCTCTTTTACCAAAACACTGTTGAACATTACAATGTTTATTAGGAGTTCGCTTTTGGCGAGGTTTTGTTAAAATTTTATGCCTGATTTCCTTGGCATTTTGCTTAGTGACTTGCTGAGGTTTAGAATCTTTACCAAGCTTGGCTAAAACAAGATTAGCGATCTCATCAGCCATATCAGGTTTTACTATAGAATCTGAATGTCTAAAATTAGAATTACTTCTACTTAATGAACGATTATTGGGTCCACGTGATTGAGAACGTGAACCTGGTCGACTATTAGAAGCAGACCTTCCTGAGCCTTCAACATAATAGCCTTGAGGCAAAATCGTACCAGGCGGAAACCTAGTAGGGATAGCTTCTTGAGTAGTAGGATCCCTTGACGAAACATCGGAGGGAGTAGAAGTGTCAGCTTGGTGATTAGCAACCCAGAAGACCCCTTCGAGGGATTCACCATAGGATGCATTGGCATATGGGCCGGTACCGAGATAGTAGAAATACCATCTCGGTAACAACTGCTTTTGTTGACCATCAGCTGTTTTAAAAGAACGCCGGCTGTGTCTATACCAATATCCTTTTGCTTCAGAAGGGGGTACTCCGAAAGCAATGGGAACTCCTTGACCATCTGAAAATTTAAAGTCTCTACCTTTTTGAAATTGAGTGATCCCGGAGAACCAGGAATAATGTGGGATAGTATTTCCTTGTGGTTGAGTAGACACAGTGAATTTAGGTTGGGTTTTTCTGCCTCTATTAAAGGTTTGGTAATTTCGCTCAGATTGGTCAGCCCAAGAAGTTTTCTTGAGGATTCCTGAACGATTTCCAGAGGAGCTTCTACTTCCAGCATAATGACCGGGAGTATAAGACATCCTAATAGTTTAGATTTAAGCTCTTAACAAGGCAGTATCCATACCACTAGGTTTACTAGACGGTAAACGATAGTTACCAACTTTAGACTTAACAAAAACAGCAAAACCACTATTAACATCTAACTTATCTAAAAAGGCACGTTTATAGGTACAAAGTACTTGCACCTTAGCTACAGTAACATATACGGGCAAATCTGAAAGAGTATAACCAGTGCCAAGTTTGACACCCTGTATATAAAGATGACCACGAATAACAGTAGCAGTTAATGTGTGATAGTCCTCAATAACTGGCCTAACAAACATCTTGCCTTTCATATCAATACACATAAGATTATTGGTCTCTGGATTAAAACTCCACCAACTGCCAGTTCTAATAAAAAGCCGAATACTATTAACAAAATAAAGAATCCATATAACAATAGAAATAATAGTAAACACTATAGAAAATGCAAGAAAAGCATTATTCAAAGCATAAAAACAATTAAATATAGTCAAGGTGATAGTCAATGGCCACATAAGCCAAAGAATAATCATCTTGATAAGATAAACAAACATACTACGGCTCGTATAACCGAACTGCAATATGATAGTAATAAAAAGTAGTATTACACCCAAAGAGAAATTCCATTCTTTTAAGAATGTAACAGCTTGATCAGAAGTAAATTGAGGAAGAAAAGATTTATTCATAATGTTTAGATTTAGATTAAATAATCTGAAGTGGGTGGTATAACTTGTTCACTATAAGACTTATACAACTGCATACCTCTTTTATAAACGTAAGCCGAAGGTGAAATAATAAAGAAATTACAAAAACCACAAAGTTGCATACAAAGCTTAATAGTTGCTAAAAAAGCAACAACAAAGATTAAAGAAATAAGACAAAATAAAACTAAAACTAAAATCTGTCCTATGTACCAAGCAGTATCATTGAAAAATAAATCAACCATACTTATTAAGTGCCTCTGCACGCCAAACAATAAATTCAGAAGCTGATTCAACTAATCTAGACACAGCCTCAGAAACAGTATTACCATAAGTAGTAAAACTAGTTACAACACCAAAATTATTACTATGGGAAATATCGTGACTACGTAATGTAAAGTGAGAAGCAAATTTGCCAAACTTGCGACACCAAACATTTAAAGGTACAATACAGTAACCAACAATAGGTTGACAGTAATTATACTTTAGACACAAATCTTCAAGGTTTGTAACACCAAATTCTCTAATAACAAGAGAATGTGTGTAGCTAGGTCTCCAAACGTCCATAAATAAAGTTTAGATTTAATGAGATCTGACAAGAGATTCTAATCATCATGAGATGTTTTGATAACAAAATCATGATGACCACCATACTCATCACAACAATTATGACATTTACTAAAACATGCAGAACCACAACCAGTACAACAACATATAAAAAAGAGCAATACAAGGAATATTATAAATGAAAAAGAAATTAGTAGCCAAACATACCAAGGCCATTTTACATACATTTCATATGTACCTATATCTTTAAGATTGATATAACTATTATTCAAAGACTTAATAGACTCTTGAATAAGATTCATCTCATAATACAAATCTAAAAAAGTAGCATTAATAGTATGAAGATTTAAAGTCAAATTAGGCGCAATGGATGTTTGATTTTTAAACCAATGAGATAACTCAGATTCAAAATCAGACAATTTTGGTACAGAATGATTCAAATAAACAAGAGGCGCTTTAGTAAAATTAACAGAACAAGTATTCATAAAAACAACATTTTTATCTGAAATTGGTTCAGGATAATAGTAAGAACTACCAGTGAACATCCAATGATCATTATGTTTAATAAAATACCCTTGTTTAGGTGCAATACCTACATCACCTGATATACACAAACCAGGACTTACTAAAACAGTTTTAAAAGAAATAGGTTTATAACTAAAATGCATAAACAACAAACCATAAGGAGCATTTTGAACTAATGACAAAATATGATTACCATTACCACAAAAATTAATACGAGGAGATTGACTTTTAACACACTCATTAACCTTCTCCATAGCTAAAGCAGCACCAAATTTTACAAGAGAAATATCACTAAGCTGTTGAGAGACATAAGCATTTAAAGCAGTTAAACGACCATTAATAAGCCTATCAATCTGAACCTGAGCCTCTAAAGCATCGAGACGAGATAAAATTTCTTGTAAAGAAGAACTAATTGCACCAAATTTATTAAATAATTGCTGTAACAAACTATTAAGTGCTTGAGCATTAGAATTAACAACACTTTGTATTTTAGCAAGTGCAGAGTTGGTAGCACTAAAACCATTCTGAATAGAAAGAAGAGCATTATTAAAAGCAGTAGCTATCAACTTTTGATTTTTATTAAGAACATCCATAGTAACACCCAAACCATTAATTCTATATTGTACATTAAGAGAAAATGGTATGCCAGCTGCTGCTGACCATGGTGGAAACATAGCAGCAACAGTAGCGGCTGTGGTGTAACCAGAAATTTGAGATTCAGACAAAATAGGAGGCAAAACTTTAATACCATTAAAGGATTGTACACAAAGAAGATCTCTAATTTCACTACCACCAGTACAATTGTTATAAGCTTCAACAAAACCAACATCTGAAAGTTTAACTTTGTCAAACAATAAATCTTCAAAAAAAGAACGAGAAGAAGAACCGCAGTGTGGACCTAAACATCCAACTAGGGATTTAAAATTAATATTATCAACATCAAAATGCAAATTAGTATTAAGATTGGAGCTAAGTGTGACACCTTGCATAAGAGTATCAGCTACATGCAATTGAGTAGTATCAAGTAAACCATTAACTTCATCTAAAATACTATTAATATTATCACAAAAAGTGCCATACTCTGACAATAAGTCATGGCAAGCTGCATAATTAGAACAGACAAATAAAGAACAATCAATAGTAACTTTAGGAGAATTAGTTTGAATAAATTCCTCTTGACCAACTATAGTAAAGTTAGTGGGAATTTTGATCTCATAAAGACCACCCACAGACTCAATACTGTCATTAACAAAACTGACATTAAAGGGTTCAAAAGTAACAAAACGATAAGAAGCAGAAATACTTCTACGTTTACGACGCGAAGAGGAAGAAGAAGGTGAGTTATAATCAACACAAAAACCACTACCCATGCGAAGAGCACAAGAAGAAACAGAATAATCAGTTAAATTATCAGCATTAAAAACGCAACCAAGATAACTATCAAAATATGGCTGAGTAGTTAAAGAAATATTATTCAAAACATAGCTACATTTTAAATTACGATAAAGTAAAGCCAAAGAGGAAGCATTTTGATGAAAAGCAGCAGAAACTCTTCCTGCATAACAAGGGAAAATATTATATGTTTTATTAGTAACAAAATCTTTAAAACCAATAATGTTGCCATTAGAATCATACAAAAGATTTTGCCAACTATTATAATAAACAGCAGAAACTTCTTTAAAAATACCTTGTCCTGTAATACCATAAAGGTCGTAATCAACACAAACATCAGTAAAAACTTCAGTATTAGGCTGCAATAAATCATTAGAACAAGTGGTACCACTATTGATACCATTTAAAATAAAATTAGAAAAAATATTACAACGGTTGTTACTGACGCAAGTGTCATAAGACCAACCTAGAAAGGCATCAGTACTACAAAGACAAGAAACATTATATGATCCATCCAATACACCACACTTTTCTTCATCAACACCGAACCCTGCACAATGTTCACCAACACCAACCAGAGACTTTTTTTGAGAACAAGACCTAGGGTCATAAGCAGTTATAGGATCAGGTAAACAAGAACACCTACACCAGTCAGTGTGGTCGAGTACAGTAGTACTCTCACAAGAACGATAATTAGTACCAATAGGACAGGAAGCAGAAGGTGGTTTATGACTCTTGCAACTTGAAGCAAAAGAAGGTTTAGCACAAGGACAAAAAGTATTATTAACAGAAAAACAATAACGTGAGTAAACAACACTATGAGAGCTCAAATTAAAATTATTAAAACCATACCTTCTATTCCAAGAAGAAGGATTATAATTATTAATAGTAACATTAATTGCAGGCAAACTATAATACAATTGACAAGAACTAGAAGTAGTGTCAATTTTATAATTAGAAGATTGCAGAAAACCAGAACTGCCCAACTGCAAATCAGATCGTCTGGAGTTGGGTATGGCAAATTTATCTAAAACAATACTCTTAAAACAACTACCATATATCTTAGATTCATCAAAATTATTACAAGAAAAAGAATCAGTATGAACTAAACGAAGCAAAGTACTCAAATTAAAGTTGCAATTAGAAAAAATTTTACGTTCCCAATTAAGAGGTGAGGGTACATTAAAATTGTTAAGCCATTTATCAATGTCACAATCAGGTAAATCAGGAATACGACGATGTACAGTTGCAACAGGCTTAACAGTAAAACCAGATAAGTCATAAACACCAGTATTAGGTAATAAAGATTTAGTTTTACATTGAATCTCGCTAAAGAAACTACTAGAACAATCAACAGCATTAGTAATAACACCACGGTTGTCAAATTTAAGAAGATATTGGCGTTTAGACAAAGGTGTGACCCAATATTGTAAAGTCTCATTATCAGTATTAGAAGATATAGCATTACAAGTCAAAGGCAAAACATAATAATGAGATAAAAGAGTACCAAGATACAAACTAAATAAAAAAGTAGTAGGCATGCCAGAATCAGCATAATAAGCATAAAAAGTGCCACGTTCTTGATAAAAATGAAAATACAACCAATCTGTAGAAACATTATAAGTAAAATTTTTCTTGAACAGACACAAAGGTTCAGATTTATCAAAATGCCAAGATTCATTACGAGAACTACCTTTAGATTTACAAATAGTATGAGGATACTCACACATAGTGTATTGACAAGCTGTAATCTCCAAAACACCATTATGAGGTTGAACAACAATAGTATAAGAGTTGTTAATAAAAACACTACCTATAACTATAGTACTAAACTCACTATACAAAGTTTTATTAACATACAACTTAGTATTCTTAACTCTAGAAAAAATACCATTATTAAAATCAGATAAAAAGGGTTTCTGATACCAAAGAGTACTCAAATATGTAGTACCTTTTAAAGATAGATCCCTAAAATTGGCACCAGATTTAGGGAAATAACCAGTAAATAATATAGTAGTATTTAAATAAACACGATCAAGTATATAATATGTACCCAAACCATAAGAAACATCCACAACATACTCACTTATGCGAGGAACTGTGGTGTTTAAATCATTAATAGCAAAATTAGTACAATTAAAATCACCTATAACAGCTAATGTTGTAGGCAAAATAAAAATAATTAATAACATGTTTAGATTTAATGAGATTTATCGTTATATAACAAAAATAATAGAAAAACAACAAAAAGTAAAGCTAAACATAATAAAATACCTTGTAAAATAATAGGCAAAAAATCATAAACACAAATTGGATGTTTAATAATAGAAGATGTAGGACACCTACCAAAAGAATAATAGGGCCAAATGGATGTAAAATTATCATATAAAAATACACCATAATATGAAATACAAGAAACATTATATAAAAGACCAGATAAAATAGAAATAAAACCACTATCACCGTGGTTAATATCATACTTGCCAACATAATTAGCAGAAGAATTGCGAAAATAACAATATGGCAATTGACATGCAACAGATAAAGAAATATCTGAGGCACGCTCGTTGTTCCATCTAGAATCAACAACCTGTACAGGTACAAATTGTTTAGATTTATCAAAACAGAGAGCTTTAGTAGGTAAGGATAAAAAAGGTGCAGTGGTGGAAACTTTATAAGAACCTGGTTTAAGAGAAATATAAATACAGTCTAAATCAGGATAAACAACATTAGAAAAACCATAAACAGAGCCAGTATCTATGTTATAATAGTACTGACTAAAGTTAGATTTAAAAAGGCAAAGCGGTACTAAATAAAGAGAACAACCTAATAAAGTAAAATAAACTTCCTTAGAATAATTAATAAAAATAGGATTGTTAAGTGATAAAATATCACTTTTACAAGAATTAAACTTAGAAAGAGAAACATTATAAGGAATATCAACAAAAGTAAGATAACGAAAAAAGGCCATATTAGAATATAAGGCACGATAAAATCTTACCTTGTTAAGAAGCCATACATCATTACTACCATTAGGAAAACACTTAAATCTATGATAAGGATTAAAATTAACACCCTCATAAAAAATAATTTGATCACCTTCGCCAGTGTAATTATAAAATCGAGTGAAATGAAAACTCTTAAAAATAGAATCACCGGCACTAGATGAAATCTTACCATTGTTGCACAAACTAGGGTGAATATCCAAATAATCAAAATTTTTAATTTTTAAATTATTAATATGGTTACAATCAGAACGACTATCACCAAATAAAAACCAGTCATGGTTTAAATGAGACACAACATTAAGAGGTTCATTAAAACCATAACAGAAATAAAAAAATAAAAAAATAATTAACATAGTTTAGATTTAATGAGATCTAACAAGTATTTACAAGACTATCACCAACAAAAATCTCTTTACGCGTATCGCGAACTAATAATTTACCTCTTTCAATAAGAGAATAAACTAAATCATTTAATTGATCTGGTCTTAAATTAACAACAGCAGTGCCAGCCAATTTCAAAGAAAATTTAGTCATATCAAATAAACTATAAGCACCGCCATTCCATGTTGTACTATTTCTCCAAAACAAATAGTTAGCATGCATAACATTGCCATCTATTTCAAAAGAAGATTTACCCAGGTAATTTATACCTATTAAAAACCCTTCACTAGAAGAAGCATTTACATTAGTACAAAAAACTGTCCAAAATGCAAAACAACTCATTAATTTATATAAATCAGCATTCCAAGAAAACTCTGTAATTTTTATAGCTACACTACCACCCAAAGATAATTTATCACGAATTAAATGACAAATGTAAGTAAAAAACCCATCCTTACTCACATTATAATCACCAATATTTTTAGTAAGAGGATCATACATATCAGATATTATCAAATCCCAATGACAATCAAATGGTAAAGTCATACAATCTCCAAAATAAGTAACTAAACTATCGCTAACAAATGGGTTTAAATCATTATCTACAAGAATACTACCAGATGGTAACCACTGTCTTAAAACAGCAGAACCTGGAGCTACTTCTTTATCAGACCCTGCACCTAAATGTAAAACACGCATATTAACAGGAACAGCTAATGTTGTAGTATTCAAATACTGACATAATTGAGTGTACTTAGCAACATTCATCATACAGCCTGTAGGCAAATTAATAGGTTTACCATAATTCCATAAAGAGACTCTCTCTAATGGAACATTCAAATACTTATACAAAACAGGCATAGAATAGCCAGGTTTCCAATCATTAGTGGCTTGCATTTTAGGATAAAAAGTCATAATTTTATTATCATTACACCACAACATAAATTGAAAATCCTTAAAATCAACATTAATATTAACAACTTTACTAACACAACTCAAATTTAATGACTTAACAATAGAAACAAAATCATCTAATAATAAATCAATAACTGTACAAACACTCTTACTACTACCACACTCCTGATCAGTAATAAAATATGAATGAATACTAGAATCATACTGTAAAAACTCTTGAATTAACAAATTAGATTTTTTTTTCCTACGAAATAAGCCTATAAGCAAATGCAAACCTCCTATAACTTTATGGTTAAAACTACCATAAACTATATGATCAAATGCATAGTCTTCTAAACCATATTTAGCAATAAACAGATTATCATCCATATCAATAAAATCCCGTTCTAAATCTGAGCGAGGTTCAAAACTTGACAATACACGACTCTGAGTAAAGATAGTAAAACGTGTTAGAGCATCATTACCAATGACATTACCCGCGCAATTACCACCTAGATTACCTTGTGGGCTCCAGTAATGGCTTGAGCATAGGCTGTCTGTTCGGCTGAAGATAACATCGTCACCATCTTTTCTCATAGCGAACCAAAACTCAACTTTGAGTTCTCCAACTTTATCCACAATCACACCATTTAAATCAGCTCGTTGCGGACCTTTAATCATTGATAACCTACTTAATTTTTCAGTACTAATAAAAACACCATTTCTTGCTTTTCTAAAAGCTTCTAAAGCGCCAGTGTCACGACCATCAAAAAGTATATTCAAATTTTCGATGAACTTCAAATCTGTGTATTTACAAACACCATAAGTGGAACTACAAAACAAACTATCTTTAACATAATCCCACAGGACATGCTTCCAACAAATATCAATGTTCAAATTTCTAAGAATCTTAAGTTCAGGGTGGTGCCGGATACTACGTTTTGTAAACAATTCAACAGCTATATTAGTAGGAAATGATGTATTATTTTTAAAAATAACAGTATCTACATTATTAATCTTAACAACAACTTTGTCATTCATAATAGCACAAGGTAATTCACCTGTACGTCCATCATAATGACCAACATTAACCAAGTTATATATTACGTTTTCTAAACTCTGTAACGTAGTAAAAGTGTTCCATAAATTATAAAAATCAAAATTCTTATAAACCCAAAAAGTAAAGCCTGCTGTAGTAACTATATTATAAGACTCAAGGTAGTTACAATATTCTTCAGCATGCTTTGAACAAACAGCTCCACCTAGATTACACCGTGTGATACAAGTGGCGCTTCTTAAAGGAACGTAATCAACTTGTTTAGATTCTAAACCATCTACGTACACACAAGGCGTATCTGAATAATAGAAAAAAGGCATAGGCTTAAGATTTTCAAAAACAGTTCTAGTAAAAGGATTAGTATGGAATGCATGTTTATTAACATACAAACTACCACCATTACATCCAGGAAGGTTTAATTTATTTAACACTCGAGTGTCAAATCTACAAACAATTGAATTAGATGGATATTTATCAACATTACAATTCCAAAACATACATAAACCATCTTTAAAATTATCTTTATGCACATCATAGACATAAAATAACTGTTTAACAGACTTGGCTACAGGAAAAGCATCATAAAATTTAAATTCATAATCTTTGACACAAGCTAAACCTTTAGGATTGCCTATGTCATAACATAAGTTGTATCTATTACATAGCATGGCAGCTTTAAGCATGACACGCTGCAATAACCTACAAGATGTATTTATACTGACCTCATTAGAAATTATTGGATACTCTAAATTCCAATTAACAGATTTACAAAAACAATCATAGATTGCTAAACAACGAGTCATAATTGCATCAGCTGACGCAACATGTGCACCTTTATGTACATTACAAATTATATCGTGATTACTAGTTAAAGAACCTGTATAACCCCACTGTTGTATATCTACAATAAGTGGATTATACACATAATCACAAGTATAACTATGGCGCCAACAACCATAATAACCAGTTCTAGAATTGTAGCATGTAGCACGATTAGAACACACATTACAATTAAGCTCTCTGCCTAATTTAGCAAAATACCTTAAACAAGTAAGTTCAAAACTGGCAGACCAAGTAATAAATACTACACTATCAGAAAGGTCTAAAAGATAATCAGATAACATTTGAACAATTCTAATTCTAACAATATCCCACTTTTGACCTTTTGACATAAGGGGTATTAAATGTTTAAATTTTTCACCAGGAGGAGCTTTAGCTACAGTTTTTTTAAAAGTATAACAATCTCTCTCAGCAAATAAGCCAGTAGCTTCAACTACAAAATCCACACCAGTTGAAAAACCTATTTGCAGTGGAAAGTTTGTTCCAATGTTTTCGCGAGTAGCATGAGCGCCCTCAACATCAAAACCAACCCAACCTCTAACACGTTTAATGGCTTCATCTTTAGTAATAAACAATTTAGAATAACCATCAAGAGTCAAATCTAATTTAAAACCCATAAGAGATATTAAACGAGAATATGTTAAAACAGGTTCACAAATATTTAAATTTACAGCCAAATTTTCATTAACCTTATATTTATCATCAACTGCTAAAAATGAGGGGGCATGCGCTGGATGATAACCTAAGCAACTTTTACTACAATCTTTAAAAAGATTAGTTGTGCAATGCAAACGAGGTAAAGTTTGATTTTGAATTTTATCTAAAGGTAGAGTAATAAAATTAAGAGATTCAAATAATTGCATATTACTCATAACACAAAAAATGCCCTTCTTGGCTCTAGTTATGGCAACATTAAATCGATTAACATTAACAGAATGGGCTGTTTCTGCTGTTTGTGAATATATAACATAATCATATTCCGAACCTTGAGCAGAATCTACAGTTTGTGTTTGAACACCTAAAACACGCTTAGCAACATAATTCTGACTATTATAAGGACTAATAAAAACAGCACTATTCCAAACTGGATTAGCTTTTAAAAATTTACTAATTAGATATATCTGTTGAATATTTACAGCACTTGAACTCTCATGTGTTGTCTGTCCCTTAAAATATACTTTAAAACATAATGAACTATTATCATTTTTAGCCTTGAGTTTATTATCATAAACCAATGCTGAAACAGTTTCTACAATTTCTTTAGGACACCTATAACAATTTCCCAAAAAGATATCAGGACCTAAACAACACATTATTTTAGTAATAGAATTGAAGTGCCTAGGTTCTAAAGAACCCTTGCTCAACAGCACACGTGGTGCAGGTAATTGAGCAGGATCTCCAATATATACATAATGTTTAGCTTTAATACGAGCATTTATAACAGACAATTCATAATTAGTAAGCATACTAACTTCATCAACAACAACAATATCTGTAACCAACTCTGGTAATGCATTTATTGTGGTAAAAACATACTTACAAGTGGTATCATTAATTTTAAACTTATCATAACAATCTACACGAACTTTAGCAGGAATAATACGTGTACAATCGTTAATATTTAAAAACTTATAAGCTTTTTCACACAATGCATCTACAGCAGCATGACTAGCAGCAGTATAAACTACACGTGCTGTGTAGTAATAAACAGCTAGACCTATAGCAAGATGAGACTTTCCCGTACCAGGGGGACCTTGAACAGTGCAATAACGTTTCATTCCAATGTGCTGATAATTAGCAACATTATTTTGAAACACCAATGGAACACTATAAACACTAGAAAATCTTATACTAGCATAGTTCTCTTGTGGGACAAGTGTAGGTGCACTTAAACTAGCTACAGAATGTGATGTTAAAACAAAAACATCACCTATAGAAAGTTTATAAGTAGTTGTAGCGCGGTAATACACACCGTTAGTTAATTCACTTTTATCAAAAACATACTCACCTAAAACTGTCTTACCAGTACTAGTAAAATGGTAGCCTGTGAAAACATAATTTTTATTAAGTGGTGGTTTAACTTTACCTGTCTCCCAACACAAAATAACTTCTCTATCACTAACAATCTCTTGAATGGTAGCAGAAGCATAGCTTTGTTTAAAAGCCTCTTCAGTTGCCTTTTGAGTTTCTGCAGCAAATAACTTTAAACGTTCAATACACTCATTTGCCAGAACATAATCATCAACTTCTGTCCATTTACAACTAGCTATCTTATTAAAATCATCTATATAAGGTGAACCCGTGCAAGATTGTTTATACAAACCAAAGACCATACCATTCATAACTAACTTAAATGAATAATGGGGTTTATGGTTTTCACAATAGTAAGACATACCGCCCAAATATAATTTGGTGACATCACTCACATCACAGTTAGGTGCATTACAAACGTAAGGTGAGACACTCAAAACATATTTATGATTAGTTGCCATAACATGGTCATAACAACATTTACAACATAACAAAGGCTTACGTATACAACTGCCACAACGCAAAGAAGTTTGTGATGAACAAACAACGCATGCACCTACACTCTGCATCACGGCACTTTTTAAATACATATTCTTGTAAAATGATTCTTCAGTAAACTTTAAACCATCACAAGTACTTAAAATAACACTATAACTATCTAAGATCTGAGTACCAAGATCATTATACAGTTTTTTTATATATTCTAAATATACACGAAAGACTTTTTGGTATTCTTCATTTTCATGATGTACTAAAGGGTAAGCATCTATAGCTAGACTTACAAAGCGCTCTATCAAAAGAACACTGTCAGTCTTCAATAAATCATCAACAAAACAACCAGCTCCTAAAATTCTAGAAGGATCTGGATATGGTAAATAAACATAATCACCATCTATCTTAACTAACATAGTATGTTGGGAACAAAATTCATGAGGACCATTAGTAATATCATTTTCAACCCAACATTTAGATTCAGACATAAAGACATTATTCTGATAGTACAAAACTTGTTGAAAAACACTTATATTAGCTATATAACCCTTACTAGCATAATCAGAGTTATAACAGACAACACCATCATCACTCAAAATCATCATACTAAAATGCTTACATAAAAATTCATAATACTCATTAACAAATGTATAATCAACATAATCTGTACGATAAACATTAGAGTATAAGCGTTTTTGTAAATTGCGTATACTTAAATCTTCAATCTTATGGCCATTACAGGCCATAAGAGAACAAACATTAGCAGTAACAGCCTGACATATATTAAAAACAGAATTAGCAAAAGCAGTAGTTGCATCACCACTGCTAGTACCACCAGGCTTAACATAATAGCAACCGCCACACATAACTATTTCACTCAAAACTTGAGCACATTCATTCGCAAGGCGATAAAATCTATCACCATGTGAACAACAAAATTCATGTTTGCGGGCCAAAACTAAACTACTAACAATACGCAAAATATTTGGCATAGCACGATCACATTTAGGATAATCCCAACCCATAAGAACAGGGTTGTCAACATCCTTTATAAGATGACGTAACATATCGTCCCAACCACCATAAAATTTAGTGGTTCCTATAACAACAGGAACACCTCGGGTAGCTGCTATACTCTTCAAACATTTTTGATGGAACATTCGGCCTGTCATAGTACTAAGAATAGAAACACCTGCTACAGTGCGAGCTCTATTCTTAGCACTGATAGCATATTTTAAATTCATTTGAGTTAAGGTGGGCAGAACATTACGTTTAGTATATGCATAAATTTCATTCTGTTCCTCAAATGATAATGCCTCATAATAAAGTCTGGCTTTACCAAATTTATTAAATGGATAACCAGCACTTTTATCATAATTATTAACAATAACTTGTGATGCTGGTATACAACCACCATCATAAATTTCAAAATATTTATAAACAACTTCTAATACAAACAATAACTGCTTAATATCAACCATAGTAGGTAAATTATACTTATAATAATTATAATCAGTAATTGCAGCATTACCATCTTGAGTAAAGAAAAAATGTTTCAAATCAACTGTACTACCCTCTTTAAACAAGCCTTTACTTTTAACAAACTCGTAAAAGTCTTGGTTAAAGTTACCTGGTTTTACAGTTTGAAATTTTATACCACTTGTAATGGCAGCTACACTAAAACAACAAGTTCGTAAATCAAGCAGAGCACTAGCAGATGCAACGTGCATAGCAGGATCTGCTGCATAAAGAAGTAAATCTTTAAGAGACAAACGATAACGGTGTGTGTCAACATCTAAGTTCATAACTACACCTAACTCTTTGTAATGGTAACCAATAGAAACAACAAACGGTACACCATCTACAAAAATTTGTCTAACAAGGGGACCAAAACAAGTATTAGGTAAAACCATACTAAATAGTATATTAAAATTAGCACAATGAATAATACACCTATCATTATCACAATCCACAGTATTAGGATGATACTTCATACCCCAATACTTAAAATACTTATTAAACAACTCTAACTTGTAATCAGTAAAATCATACTGTACAAGATCGAATTGTCTATAACTATCATTAACAAATAATTCACAATCTAATACATGACACATAGTCAACATAGGCATCATATAAGAATAGTAAGAATCTGCAACTGCCACACCAAACCCTGGGGCTGTTTGTATAAAATCACCAAAATCATACCATTGACCATACAAATCTTGGTTATCTAAAGTTAAAACACCAACTAAACCTACTTCAACTAAGGTGTCTGCAAAAATGACAGTATTAAGTAAAGCTCTATTAAAAATAGGGCCTAATTTTTTATATATATTAATAATATCAGGATTTTCAACAAAATCATACCAATCTTTCTTAGAAAAGTAGGATTCTTTACAATCAGCATACTCACAAAGAATTTCACACAATATTGAACAATCATTACGATCAAAATGACGCAATGCATAGCAAAGATCTAACATAGTATACTTTGAAAGATTCCTACGAACTATATGTGGCACGCGACTACCATCAATATCAAATGTAAAGAAATCATGTTCAGCCACAACACCACAACTTTTAGTCAACTCATAATAAGTTTTCTCTTTATTATAAACTTCTAAATTAGTTCTTTTGACAACAAAGAACTTATCCAATTTATTACCGTCGTCATCTATACGCTGAAAACGGCAACAATTCACTTTATAATATAAACCTATACCAGCTCTATTGGTATTACAAATGTCAAATGCCCTTAATTGAACATCAGTAGATAAACCACTAGCACAGGGTACTAGCCGGGCATTCACACTAGTACCCCGAACCCGTTTAAAAAATTTAAATCTTTAGATTGAACAGCGACACTTGAACCTACACAGGAACAACTGCCATCTCTCCAAAAACCACAGACTTGACAAACATCATGTGTTAACACATAAAGAATAGGATCTTTTATACCCAAAGGGACTTGTACAAATTTACCACGTAATTTACATATACCATCTACATCTGGATGCTCTACACGTGCACGGCAATAAATACAAACTGAGGCACCACCATAAGAATCTTGGTTAATAGTAGCCTCAGGTTTAATAGTAATGGCCATACCAGTACCAGCATGATCACAGAGCATTTTAACACAATTAATTATAGGTACACCACCTTGTTGTATATAATCTAAATAAGTTTTCTTAGGATCTACAGAAAATGCACATAATGAAAGTATAGAAGAATTAGCTGCATACTCAGTAGCAACACCAGCCTGCAATCTAATTGTTGAAGATAAAGTACCAACAACCCACCCTCTAGCTAAAGTGTTACATCCTTTAATAAAATAAAGATACTTAATTTTAAGTCCCTTAACATCTTGTATAGAAAATTTACAAGGAGGATCAAGCTCTAAAACAACACAATTTCCATCATCTTTCATTATCTTAGTATACTTAAGACCATCAACATCACTAAGAACAGCATAAACTATTCTACCACTACTACCATTATTATAATAACATTGAGTAGGAATATTACAATTCATATCAGAACCACTATTAACAACTTGTATTTTTAATTTATGAGGCATCAACTCATTATTCTGCATAACAGCATTAGCAACTTCATTATACCTGTTCGCAATGATAACAAGAGGCCAATTAGAATCAACACTAATATCAGTTAACTGTTTATTAATACCATCAGCATCTTGAACAGTCTGTATATGCCATACACTACCAGCATATGTAACATAAACATTATCAACAACTTTATCAAAAACTTGTTTATCTGGTATTACTATAGTTAAAGTATTAGCAGCCAATGCTGGAATAGCACTCAAAGGTACACAACCTTTAACAGCATTATCCAGAATAGAATTTAAAGCCTGATTATCCAATTTACGAACCATGCTAAAAAGCATTGTCTGCAAAGCGGAAACAACTTTACTCTTCTTATCATTAATCCGAGCCTCTTTATACATGTTAGTAAGTGCTAGGTCTGCCATACGTTCAAGTTTGCGAGCTACAGCTTTATCACGTTCATACACAGACTTAGCTATATTACATGCTTTTTCTAACTGTTTTATCTGTTGTTGATTAACAGAACCACTATTTTTAGCATCAGCCAAATTTTTCTTTGCGACTTCATATTCAACAAAACTAGCCATATTTACAAACTCACTTTGCAAAGCCTGCAAAACGGTACTATCTTGAACATAATCATCGCTAACTTCATCTATACTTGCAAGACACTTAGTATCAACTGCAGCAGGATTGGCGAATAAAACAATCAATAATTGAGCAAGCTTATCAAAAGCTACACTCAAATCTGAAGTAGATAGTATTTCATTATGTAAAACACTACAATACTGCCACAACTTAGAATTAGAAGCAACATGCAAATGCTGTAAACAATTTAACAAAACAACATTAGCACATTTCACATCAGTCAATTTTGATTGAATTTGGGAGACTTCAATAACTGGCACGCCACCTATTCCAAGCAGTTTTAAATTTAACAAAATAGCCTCAAAACTATTACGAGGTGGACGTAAGCCATTAGCATTCATATAACGCAATTCTTGAACAGAAATTTTATAATTATAAACACCCATAGGCATTCTAAAAACACTGTTTAAAAGAGAGAAAAATCCCCAATAACAAGATAAAATATACCCTATAAATAAGTAACTCAAGAGAATCAATTTAATATAAGGTACATCTGTAAAATAAAATATATTAACAGACAACCAATTAGCAACAATTTTTGCTATAGCTAATGACAAAATAGTGGTCCATGTATAAGTACCTAAAAAGGCTGTAATAAATAACAAAACATCCTCTTCTAAATTCGACCCAAAATACCACATAGAAATTAAAGTAACTATTCTACCAACCAAAAACATCAAAGAAAAAATGTCATGATTAATACTATGCATAGTTATAAAAATAGCAAAAACACATAAAATACAACCATAAAATACTTCATAAACATAAGTAAAATTCACAGCAGGAACAAAATATGAGAGCCAGACATAAGTAAAACCTCTAAAACCTTCCTTATAAACAACTAAATAATTTACATAAAACAAGGTACAGAGTACAGGAATTATATACATAGTCAAATAAAAATGCTTATGTTTAACTAGTAACATCATAAAACTAACAAAACAAAGTACACATAATGTAACACCAATCATATGTGTATTAATATACATAAATATAGTCCATTTAACAAATGCAGAAATTATACAACTAAACAAAAATGTAGATATCAAAATCCAATAAATTGTTTCTTTAATAAATCTTTTTGTTTTAGATTGCAATTTAACACCAGCCAATTGTTGATAAACGTCAGAAGGTGCCAATTCATCTTCAAAAGTACAACTTCCTAGTATTTGACGACCTTGAAATCCCATATATAGACGCTTAATAGCAGCCAATAAAGTTTCAATAGAAACACCTGTCATTGAAGCCAAAGCATCTAAGACAAGATCTGCTTTTACTTGGCTAAAACCATTTGCCATAGCCCAAACATTAAAATCTTCAGTAGAACAAACATCATTTTGTACAAACCAAGCACAATTATTAAGTATAGCTGCATAGAGCCAAGCAATAACATTAACAGTCTGGACGTAGTCCTTAACTGGCAACTGTACAACTTGAGCATCTCTATATGGACCATAAAAATTACCAGTAAAATCAGTGCCAGTGTGACAACCAGTACTGAGCTCTAATTGATGCATATATACAAACTTAACACTATCACCTGTTAATACATAACCAACAGATCCACATGACCCACACAAAAAAGAACCTTTAATAGTATAACTACTACGCATAGTAACATGAAATGCCCCTTGTGGTCGGCCATTATACGCAGCTAAAACAGTAAAAGTTTCACCAGGTTTAACATTACCAAAAGTATATTTTGGAGTGTAAGGATTTTGTAAAGAGACTGTCAAAACAAGTTGACAGCCCTGCATCTGGTAAGACACAACTGTTAAACTCATCCGACCAGACATTATAGTAAAATCACCTAGAGTAACTCTACACAATAAGGCAGAATAATCAGGTTCGTTCATATTAGAGGATGAACATATAACATGACGAGGACAATAAACTTTGTCATCTAACCATAAACCATTCAAAGTCATACTACCATAAGTAACACTAACAATACAAGGTTCAATTTTTGACGTAGGAGATACCATCTTTACAATACCTGATTGCAAAAAAGATGTAGAAACAGATGCTGTAGGAGGTTGGTATAAGACATCATTACCATTATTGTGATTAAATGTTTCCATAGCTTTAGCTAACTGAGAACACGCCGCTTCTCTATAGGCAGCAGTATCCATTTTACCACTATAGTAACGATACTTATTATACAAACTCAAATATCTATTGTAGGCAACATCAGAAACAGAATTCTTTAATCTACAATAAGAATCTTTAGTAATCATAAAAGTAGTAAGAGATGTTTCTTCAAATGTACTATCACTACATACATTAACACCAATTTTCCTACAATATGAAAATAACCATAAAACATGGTTTGCAATAACCATAGCTACATATGTGACACAAAACCAAAAAGGCATTATAGCACCATACATAACAATCCATTGCAAATGCATAATTACACTAATTTCAGAAGGAAAATACAATGTTACATAAAAATAAAAACAAGCATAAACACATGCACAAATAGGATAAACTTGAAAAACAAAAAGCATAAGAAAATTAATACACCAAACAACAACATTTATAACTACAACACTAGTATAATCTCCAAAAGCACGCTTAAGTTTTATTAAATAATAAAAAACCAAGACAACAACTATAGCCAATATAGCTCCAAAAATAGAACTAGCAGTAAGAGAAAAGAAATCTATAGGACGAATTAAACTACTAAAAAATTGATAAAACAAATCAAAAAGATCTCTACCACAAAAAGTTCCAGGCATACTTCTATAATAATCATTATTCAAAACCCAGGAACTATTAAAATTAAAACATATACCCTCTTCGGCGTATTCACATGCACCCACTCTACAATAAGTCATAGAGCGCGTTCTTACAATACGTACAATACCTTCACTAATAACATCAGGAAATCTTATAAAACCATTAGAATTAGCAAGGCTATAACGTGTATGTGGAACCAAAGATGTATACAAAGAAGCATTCTTCATAACACCATCTGAATAACAATAAGGATGTGGTGTACCATCACCTCTTTTAAACATAGTACACAAAGATGATAAAACACAACCACTAGCATAAAAATCATTATAAGAAATCTGAATATGTGGTGTATAGCACTGAACACTATCACTAGCAAATGCATAAGTTAAAAAATGTAAAACATGAAAGCCATGTCTCAAAACTTTAGTAGGAACATTAAACATAGTAGAACCGATATCTTCATCCATAACTGCCACTACAATAGGGCAATCCATAGAATTATGATAGTAAACAGACCCAAAAGTGGACTCATACCATTGATCAAATTGGAAAAATTTATTAGCAAAACATAAATCATTAACTGAAATATCTCTAACAACACCATTATCAATAACTTTAAAACTAGCATAAGCAGGCAAATGAATATCAGACTTATAAACACTATATGTAGGCAATAAAGCCCACAATAATATAAAACAGATTAAACTAACAAAAAATAATATATATAACAAATTACTCAATACAACACCTCCTTTAAGTGAAAAGGGTGTTGTAAGAATAGGGACACTTGCCTCTTGCTTATTAAAAGTCAATTTTAACTTCAAGCCAGTTTTAACACATGCTTTTTTTAATTTATGCTGTAAATCAGCAGTAAGTTGATTAAAAGCATCAATAAACCATATACAAGAAATATTAGCTGCCTTAGCAACATTACCCTGTACATGCTTAGCACCATTCTGTATAAGAACACCTAAATCAGCAGCTACAATATTATCACTCTTTAAATATGTAGGTACCAAATTGTTATAATTTTCATCAGTAAATTCCAAACCAGCAGCTACTGCAGATATCATAGATTTAGTAATAAATCTTGTTTCAACATCTGAATCAATGGAACAACATTTACGTACACATCCCACAAAAGTATCTAAAACCTTTTCTAATTGCACACCCTCTCTAAGAGAAGCATGAGCAATGTTAACAAAATTATTAAAACTCTTTCTATCAACATCAAAATGAGACATAAAAGTATCAACATAAACATCAAACATAGTCTGGGTTACAGAGATACCATTACAAGCTGTAGTAATTAACTTTTTGTCTACAAGTAATATAGGCCTATACAATGATTGTGCATAAAACACAACAGCATTCAGAAAATTAGCTCTATCAGCATCACTCTCTACTACAACTACATACAAATTAGGAACAACTTTAACTTTAGAATGTAACAGATTATTAATATCTACAAATAAACTAGCATCAACATCATCGTAAACACGCTGTCCATCTCTATCATAGAACAAACGCATCATACAACCAACTTGCTTAATATCAGTAACTACATAATGTGAAGCATCAGTTGGATTTACAGGTCGTTTAAGCTCTTTAGAAAGTTCTATAGCAGCTTCTACAGTTATAAAAGTGTTACCTGGTTTAAAAGAATGGCAATTAAAACAATTCCATTGATGTTTAACACAAAAACCAGTACCACCATTAGCAGTAATATCATAATAACGAATTACACCACCAACAATAGTACTACACTTAACACGAACACTACAATTTCGTTTATAACAAAATAAACAACCAGCTTTATTACAACCATAGACAATATGCCTAATAAAACCAACTACTTTATACATAGCAGTAACAACTATATAAAACCGCAACAAGACAAAAGCAGGTAACATATTAGCTACAAATACAATAAATCTAATCAACCAATGCATAGTTTCTAACATAAACAAATCAGGCAACCATGTAGTAAATAATTGTAAACCAATAAGACAAAATAATGGATAAAACCATACTGTGTATAATGAATAACCAATAACGAGTTCAACAATTAATTTGACTAAACTAACATAATCAAATAAAACACGTCTATCTACTTCATACTGAACAAAATCTATAGCTGCATATGTATCCAACATATCAAAACCAGAATGACACAATTCACATATAAAACTACCATTACAAAAATGACTTGTAAAACCTACACCTAACTTAGAATAAAAATCACAAATTGTAACCAAACCAAAAGTAGCCTTTATCCACATAACAATTCTTCCCACAAAAATAGGAAAAACACTAATATTAGGAAGATAAAAGTCACTAAAAATAACATTTATATACAAAAAATTAAACCAAAACAAAAACACAGTGGCTACAACAAGAAAACCTTTTATAAATATACTCCATCTAAATGTCTGAAAAGCATTTTTAAGAGCCAAACAAAACAAATTAAAAGTAAACTTAGAAGCTATTTCTGTAGTATAAAAAATGGTTTTATCATTTGTAAAATGTAATAAACTAAAAACATAAATAAACAACCACTTCAAAAAACCATAAAATTCTATAGCTCTTGCTTTAAAAATTTTAGGAACTAAAAGAGTTTGATTATCATCTCTTAAACATAACAAATCTATAGGTATAGTAATAGGTTTAATACCATATCGTATATATTCCCTAACTGTTGGTGATTTAACTAGGCGTGACAATTCATTAGCAACCCAAACAACATAATCACAACCTGTCAAATACATATCCCAAACATCAACTAAAGATAAACTTTTAACAACCTTAATAGAACTATTTTCATCATTAACAATAATAGCATCTTCTATTTTAACAGTCTTTCTAACACCCTTTAACTTAACCTCTTTAGTACTAATCTGCGATTCCATAACAGAAGTAACCACATTACCTTGTGACTCCTCAGATACAGAATCAACAGACAAAACACTATATCTATTTTCAGATTTAAAACTAGGTTTATTAAAATAAGTAAGAGAATTCAATGATGCTTCATCATGACAAAACCAAATAACAGGCTTACCAAAAGTTTCACATCCTTTAAAATAACGTTTCACATATAAATCATCAGATGCCAAAACAACATCACCAGTAGCTACAGGCCAGACTGTTACTTTGTACTCAACAAACGGCAAATCTACATTAAAACCTAACTTATCATTCAATTGAGCACAAATATCATGTCCAACTAACTTAAAGTTAGTATAAACACCGTCAACTTTAGCAAATGGTTTAAACTGAGCCTTTATAATAGGTTTTGTATAATACTTACCATTATCACAATAATATTGTGAAAGATCAGGGTTATAAGCAACCATTTCAACATCATCCAAAAAATAATTAGTCAACATAGATGTAAAAGTCTGGGTTAAATTTTTAAGATACAAGCAGTCAGTTAAACAACCACTAACACCTGTATATTTTTTAACACTACAAGCATCATAATGTTGGTAAGGTGAACCACATTTCAAATGTGTATAATGGCCTACACCTACACCCATAAACATGTTAGCTGCAACAACATCATCAGGTAAATCCTTACTCAGAGGAGTATTAGAACAAATCAAAAATGGTACATTCAATTTAGTACAATGGACAATTCTACCTGCACAATTACAGCCAATCTTATAACCATTAAAAAGATCAGTCTTTGCTAATGTACCAAAATGCATAACAGCATCAACACCAACACGACTTTCTTGTTTAATACCACAATCACAAATAAGTTCTAATTCACAAATTGCACCTGATAAATCAGCTTGTTTCAAAACAACACGAATAAAATCAGTAGCATCTGATGGTTCATCAAATTTAAAATGACCTTTAGCTAAAACAAGAGCAACTAACCTATGTGGTCTGCCAGCACGAAATTCATACCATGCTTCCTGCCACTGCCATTTATTAAATTTAAGATTAATATGCTGCAACATAAGACAAGCTACATTCACATAACAATTATTATGAGACTGTTCAAAAGAAAAAAATGGACCGTTAACAACTACAGACCATTTACATACTGTTAAAAAATTATAATAAGCAAGCAATTGTTGCTGATCAAACCCAAATGAACTTTGTACAGCAGAAATATCAGCTAAAGACAAATTTTCATACTGATATAAAATTTTATCGGCATAAAAATCACTACACTTTAACTTAGTAACATCAATGCCATCACAGAAAACATTACCAAGTATTTTACCAAAAACTTCACCTACAGTAAGAGAAATAGATTTAAAATTAACACCATCTACAGTAAGCAAAACATCTATCTTCTTAGCTAATAAAACACAAACTTGATTAACAGTTGCTTTATAAAAAGAACCATCACATACATAACCAAAGTCTTTACCCTGACTACATATATAAATAGAATTAGGACACTCAAAATACTTAACAGTTTTAACACCGTTAATAACATCAAATTTATTGATAAGACGCCAATCTTTAGGAAGACTAGTCATCTTAGACAACAAATAATCACGAACGTCATTATTCAATTGTATATCATGACGAAGCAATAAAACTTCTTGTATAACAGAAGAATTTGAAACAAAACAATCATCACCACTCAAAAAAAGTTTGTATGCATCTGTCTCAAATTTAATAACACGGCCTACATTAGCAGTTAATCTAACAGCCAATGCTTTAGTACCAACAACTGAAGTAATTTGACATTTTTGAATAATATCAAAATCTTCTTTATTATTACTAACAAGGATAACTTGTTTATCAACAACACCTAGAAGGTAAGTTAATGACACATCAGCAGGAACACTAAATATACCAGCCGATATGAGAGTAGACAAACAACAATCATAATTATTAAGATGCTTATAAGCACGTGCTAACAAAACATAAGATTGTCTTCCATCTTGTCTAGCATCAGGGCCTACAATATTAAGAATTGTTTTACATAATTTACCACCGGTAGAAACATAACAATCTCCTACTTGGCAAACACCTTTAGATTTAACCATAGCAGCAGTTTCTTTAGAAAATTTTTTACCTGCAGCTACAGCTATAGCTTTTGCAACTCCACCACCATGGAGCATATGCCCATTAGCAGGATTAACAATAACATCAGCTTTAACAAGTCTAGCAACATTTATAATATCACCTTTAACAAAACATACATTAGGTGTTATACACAAACCATACAATTGAGGTAACTCAAAAGAAGACATACTAAATGACATTCCATAACCTACTATAAAATCAAATTTATCACCACTAAATTTAGTAACAAACTTACCATCTATTTGTTCATCACCTATAACAGCTACAGAATGACAAACGTTTACATCCACAGCACATGCAGCAATAAAAATTTTTTTAGGGGTGCAAAAAGCACAAAAATTGTCATCAAATAATGAAAAATGTAATGTACAAGGTAAGTCCGCTGCTATTAGAGTCATATTATGTCCACACTTACAAACATGAGACACAATATCTCCATAAAAAAACAAAGCATCCAAACCATTTAAATCAAAAGAAAAACCACATTTTAAACAACACCAATTAGCATACGCATTAATATCAAACTGGTTTAAAAACCAATAAGCAAAATCAGCTACAAAACCACCTTGAGGCAAAACAATAGCTTTAGGAATAGTGGTCAGTAAATAATCAACAAAACTTTGATTATAACCCACCTTATAAGATAACCACATATTTTCAATAGCTAAATCCTTAAACTTAAAAGGTAATTTCTGCATTACAAGTAACACAGAACGCAACCAACAATTAGTATGTGTAATAGTAGGTGACCATAAACCATTAACTTTAAAATATGTTTCTGTTTCAACACTAGAACCATAACTAACAAACAAAGCATCATTATAGACATCATTAAAAACTAAAAGAGCTTTATAAGTATCAAAGTCATAAATACTTTCAATATCATCTACATCATCACCAGTAACAACAATTTGGTCATCATTGTCACCAGTAACAATCTCTTCATCGTTATTGTCACCAGTAACAACATCTTCATCGTCATTGTCACCAGTAACAACATCTTCATCGTCATTGTCACCAGTAACAACATCTTCATCGTCATTGTCACCAGTAACAACATCTTCATCGTCATTGTCACCAGTAACAACATCTTCATCGTCATTGTCACCAGTAACAACATCTTCATCGTCATTGTCACCAGTAACAACATCTTCATCGTCATTGTCACCAGTAACAACATCTTCATCGTCATTGTCACCAGTAACAACATCTTCATCGTCATTGTCACCAGTAACAACATCTTCATCGTCATTGTCACCAGTAACAACATCTTCATCGTCATTGTCACCAGTAACAACATCTTCATCGTCATTGTCACCAGTAACAACATCTTCATCGTCATTGTCACCAGTAACAACATCTTCATCGTCATTAATAGTGTCTTCAACGACACCATCAATAGTATCTTCGACAGCTTCACTACTGATAACGTCTTCAACATCCTCAATAGCAAAAGTACAATACATACGAGAGGCCATTGCTTCATCACCAGCCTCATCAAATAAATAAACAACATTCTCATTAAGTTTATTTAAAAATGCACGAACTTGATAACCAACCACTGGATGCTCTTTACAAGAGTTTAAAGCATTCTCTATAGCATCACAAACAACAGCAACAAAATCATCTACAGTAACACCCTTTTCTACTTCAAATTCTGAACAAACTTTACCTAAAATATCATCAAAAGTAGAATCTAAATCAAACATAACCTTAACTGTCATCAAAGACGGAATCTCCATAACAACAGGTTTCTCGTTAAAATTAACTTTTCTACCTGCACATGGAAAACGCCAAGCCTGATCTAAAAGACAAATATTTTTATCATTCATGACAATAGGGAAAAATTTATCACCACACTTACCCATGTACATATTATCTATAATACAAATTTTTTCTACAGATTTAGGTGGTTGACAATACTCATAAGATGATAAAGAAGATTTGACATTCTCAATAACATCATCTTCTACTATAACAGATTCTGCAACGCCTTCAAAAAAATAAATTTGTTGTTCCTGTGCATTACATGGTAAAACAAAACCAGGAATTAACCCTGTACTAACGTTATAAAACTTATTGCCTACAATACAAACTAAACCATTAATAGTTTTAAGAACAGGCATATCTTTTAAAACATCAACTGTAACACACTCTAATAATAACTTAAAAAAAGTGTAAAATTTATTAACTAAAATTTTAGCATAATCAGGTATTAAAGCAACAAAATTAAAGTTGGCTTGAGATACTACAAAAAGACCATTCAATAATTGGTAAAGAAGCCAGCCTGTAGCAGGTGCACTAGCATCTAACATGGTATTAAACCAATTAACCATTTTATTAACAAGTGTAGTACCCAATAACTTAAATTGAGTAACCAACCTATTAACATAATGCTCTATATAAAATGTAGCAACTGAAACTCTGTCCATAAACAAAATACACATTTTTAAACACATATCAGAAACTTCTTGTGAAAATTGAGACATCAAAGATGTAAAGAAAATACCACTCTGAATTAGATAATAACTACGGGGAATTAAACCATCTAGTAAAAAAGGTACAAAACCATCTCCACAAACTGCAAACTTGCAAGCAAAATCAGCACGACGCTTAACAAACAAGTCAATATTTTTTAGAAGCATATTATAATCACCTCTATTAAGCAACAGTTGCCTACACCAAGAATTATTAACGCCAAGAATATGATTTTGTTCAAGATTACCACACTTACATTGAACATAATCTAAGTAAAGTGCATGAGTAATAAGAGCAGTTTCTTTAACAATAGATTTACAACCTACTACACCTGAATAAACCAAATCATCATAAGACTTGACTGAAGATTTAATTATAGGAATCCACAATCCAGGACGCGGCGACCAATATATACAAGAACCAAATGGTGTGACAGAATAACCATACAAATTAAAAGAATCATGGTTAACAGTATCAGTACTATTAGTAAATAACACAGGATTTTCAGGAATAACACCAGATGATTGGGCTTTAACTTCGCTAGAGTCATAAACTGTACAACACAATGGACAAGAAAAACCATCCATCATATTACCTGAAACCCAACCATAAAAATCACAATTATCATTAAAACAATCTACATAACCATACTGCATAACAAAACCACAATCACACAAATCAACATTATATATAGATTTAATAGAAAAATCATCCATATGAGTCATAACTTTCATCAAACTAGGAAGCTTTAAAACTATTGCATCAGCAGATAATAAATGTACAGGTTCACGTATAACTACATCTCCATCTACTACATCTTCTGTAGGTTGTGCAACATATTTAATACCACAAATAGTAGCTATAGTCTGCAGGCGCATAACAAATCGTGAATCACGAACTACATGCCAAGCCACTACAATATCAAAGTCACAATTGGCAAGCCATACAGACTGCTTTTGTCTCATATCTTGCAAAGAATAATGACCATAAGCTTGAAGACAATCTGCTAATTTACCAGAATAGTCACAACCATACTGGTCTACAAAAAGTACGGGTTTAATACCACGATATTGTCTAAGTAAAGCATAAGCTTTTTGTGAATATTTACCTTTAGGCTCAGCATGAACCTCAGCATAAGCATCTTCTACACTAAAATCATAATCATCAAATTTAAAATTTGAAATTATTAAATCACTCTCTTCAATATACAACCTACAGAATTGAAACCATTTGTGAACATAAGATGGCATAAAACCAAAAGGTACAATCCAACCCAAAAAATCTTCACCAAAATTAGTAGTAGATGTAGTCATAGAAAGATGATGTACAACATAACGTTTAGTCTTGTATGAACGGAACAAGCCCATAACATACCCTTTAGGAAAACCACCCAAGCTATGCAAAGGTGATTTAATTAAAATTGCCGTACCGGACTTTACGGCTGTTTTAGTTAGAACTTCTACAACATGTAGATCTTCATGAACAAAAATATCACGGATAAGATTTGACTGCACATGCCATTCTTGTCCAAGAATGCAGCGACAATCTATCTTCACATGATTATCATAAACGAATCCAACACTTTCCATCGCTTGACCAGTAGAGGGGCATAACCCACCCTCATCTGACTTCATAGGACTAGCCAACTCCTCCGCTGCATCCGGAAGCAGCCAACGAAATTCTGGCGCCCACTTGAAGCCGAGACCGTATTTGCTGGTTTTAATCATTGCGACCTATGGGAGGGACGCTGAGGACAACCAACACGTCACTGGCAGAGAGATGAAAAGTGTGGAAAGTAAAATACAAGATTATGATTAAACCACACTCACAAGCATGGATAACAGGGAATCTTGTTTAAAAAGTTTAGATTTAATGAGATCTGACAAGAGATCGTAAGCTGATAGACGGTACGAACGTCAATCGCTCAAACTC